TCTCATGTGTTTTATTGATATCATCAAATCTTCCGCACCATGCTGCTACAATCTTGTCTCTTTCTATAAATGTCTCAGCCTCACCGTTAGTAATCTTAGTCACTTCAACCGGTGCTTTCATTACATAGATGGAACATAGTGATTCTGAGGTAGTTGTCTTACCTTCTGCAACAGGGTCAATACTTGCATAGTACATTCCATATGTAGGATCAGGTACTGGTCTTTCCCATACTACTAGTGTACCAGTTTTATCTTCTGTCTTTTTAGATATAGGAAACTCTGATATTGGTAATTTATTTGTAGATTTTACTTTTACTTTACCTGTCTCATCTCTAGATATATCTAGATGCTCTGATGAATATTCTTTTTCTTCTATTCTTCTTATCTGTGCATTAACTAAATGAGGAGGAAACTTAGCTGCTTTTCTAAATGCAAATGCCTCTTCTATATTTCTTGGATGCTGAGAAACCTCAAGTTGATAATCTTTAGCTTCCTTGTTTTTCTTTATCTCTTCAAAATATTCATCTAATGCTACTAATGCTTCTTCAACAAGTGAATTACCATAGTCATCTATGTAAGGTGGCATTGACCACTGCTCAGGTATAAATAAACCTGACTGACCTATTGTACCATCTTTATCTATAAGATTAGTGTCTACAGGATATATATCATTACTAGTAGGATCAAGTATCATTTTCTTTAAAGGCTCACATTGTTCCAAATCCCCTACTGATCCTGCTGCTATAAATAATCCAGTGGTTATCATACCTGATTTAAGTGCTGGTTTGATATATCCAAATGTAGTATCCATCTTAGGAGCAATTCCTGCTTCTTCATGAAAGAAGAACTTAACCGGACCCCCAACACCATTTGTTGGATCTTTCTCAAATGACATACCTTGCATAGTACCTTTAAGTCCTACTTCAGCTTTTCTATCACCTTTTCTTATCTCAATCTTTTGTTGCCACATCATCACCTTGTCTGGAGACATAGGTCTATACCATGCCGTGTGCTCATTTAAGAATGCTGCGTACTCTGATAAGAATTTCCACGTACCTTTCTCATTAATGTAATCTTTCAGGGAGGCACCCATCTTTAGAGTAACCCCTGCTTCAAACCATAACTGATTAATAAGCTTACCTGCGTGAAAATATGATGATGCTATCTGACGTTTTTTAAGAATAGCTACGTGCATGTAATTTATCTCTGCAAGTATTTCATATAACGCCATATGATATTGAGCATCTCTTATCTTAGCAAATCCAAACTTTTGCTCCTCCTTATCAAAGATAGGTAAGAAGTTTAACCACATGTAATAATCTCTAGTAAGATACCATGACTTATTATTTGCTTTAACTATTACACCTAATCTGCATTTAGCTTTCTGGTCATCCCAGTATTTAATAAAATCTTTAGATTTAAATGGAGCTACACAATATACCTTGTCCCTGTTGAATCTTGTAGACTCAGAATTAAATATGGCATTAGTATTTTCATCAAATTCATACTCACCTGGTTCTCTAAATATTGACTTTATATAATCACCAAAATCTTTTCTACTATCAAATGTAGTAGTAGTCCAGGTACCATTATCCCAGGTTGGTATATTTGTATATATGTTTTCCATAATTAAAGTCTTTTATAATGAAACCATTCAGGAGTTGTTATTGTTCCATTTAAGTATGCTCTTACAGTACTAAATGGTTTATTTAAAAATTCTGATAATTCTTTTCCTGAACCAAATATAGTATTAGTTTTAAGACACTTGATTGATTTTGCATTATAATGTTTAGCACCTGAAACACTTATTTTAATTTTTAATTTAGTTTCATCTGAAACATGTGTTCCTGATCTAAAATTACGCATCTTATTTTTAGATTCAATTGTATGCTTTTTACCTAACCATGTCTGTCTTCCTTTTGCTTTTAAAGATATTTTATTTTTTGCTTCATTAGTATGTTGTTTACCATAAAATGGATTAAATATATTTTCAATAGAAGCAATATACTCTTCTCTTAATAATTTATATGTTCTAGAAGATGGTGCATATCTAATATTTTTTTTTGTATTAAGCATGTTCCATAATGCAGTATGCATAGCAGGTGAATTTGGATAAATTTTTGTAAGTAGTAAATGTGCAATGTAATGTTCTTTTGGTGTTAATAATACAATATTAGGATGATTAGTATTTCTACAATCACCTTCACCACCAAAAGATTTTGGTTTTATATGATGGGCTTCATAATAAATACCAGCTGCTTTTTTTCTAGCTTCTGATTTTGCTTTTATAATTAACTTATTATAAATGTTTATATAATTCATATGTGTTTGATTATTAATGTATTATGAGTCATACGAGAGACCAATTCCTCCACGTACTTTACTAGACTGCTCATCTTGTAAATCTTTATATACACCTTTGAAAGATAATCTTATCTGATCAAAGTTTTTAGCTGCTGCAATTAATGAATTTATATTTCCATCTCTACCTGCACTAATAGCTGTAGTCTCCATGTATCTAGCTAATCTATCCAACATACTTCCTATACCTTTGTATGCTCTAGATGTAGGTGTGCTATACATATCTTCACAGAATTTTAATGCTTGCCTGATGGCCTCATCTTCTGTAGAAAAATCTGCTTCTATTTCCTCTATAATAATTTCTTCTTTATCTATCTCTGGTGTGTGAAAGAATGGATTAGAATCTGGATTAGGGCAAGTCATATAAAATAAATACTGATATACCTTAAGGTGATTATCCGGATACTTTTCCATTATGTTTTTAAGAGTACGTAGAGTATAACAGTGCTCTGTTGGTACTACTACTCCATTTTGTATGTCAAATAGTTTAGTATACATATTAAAAAGGGTTTTTTACTTTTGGTTTAGACTTTATATTGAATAGATTTTTAAAACCATCTATTAATCCAGTTGCAAGATATGGCCAAAAAAGTAAATGATCATTATTATTTACAATATATCCTTTTAAATACTCCTCTTCTGGTGAGTAATTCTTACCTATTTTTTTATTAGGTTTAATCTTTACAAGTAACTTACCTTTATATCTAAATAATACTAAACCTGAATAACCTAATATAACTGTTCTAAATGGGTAGTTCTTATCAAAATGTCTTACTTGATAAAATTTCATAATTATAAGTTTTTTAAAATTGCTATTACTTCTTCTTTTAAATATGGCATCTCCATAGGTATTACCTGTTTGATTACAGGATCACCTCCGTCATCATATTTGGTAATAGGATAACCATTATTATCTTCACCTTCTAATTCAAATAGTACATGATGTATAAACATCTTTCCTGGTTTTAATCTAGGATTGTGCTTTAACATAATATACATGTAAATACTTAATTGTAATGCATAGTGATTAAAGTTACAGTCATCTAAATGAGATACCGGATGTTGTAGTTTATCACTGATACCATCCCAGTCTTTATATGATTCTGTATCAATTTTCTTATTAGTCTTGTAATCAATGATGTTTATCTTATCATTTACTACTTCTACCAAATCTGATTGTCCACATATTCCAACTGATTTTAGGTATACCATATGTTCAGGATATACACCTGGATCCAACTTCTGTAATGGTGCATACTTTAAACTGTTCTCTTCTGGTACAGGAGGTACAATAGGAATGATAACTCCATCCACTTCTAGTGAAGATAGACTGCATAGATCAGCTTCTCTTTGGTTGTGATAATATGTACCTAATGTAGTAGCTCTTAATGCTTCATCATCCCATATCTTAATGATATCTTCAGGTTTAATCCCATACCATTTAGATTTTTTATTCTTAGAAACCTTTTTAGCTACTGCTTCTTTATCAAAATGCTTCTTAAGTTTTGATATAAGACTTGTTACACTAGTCCACTTGATTTGTTCTTCACCTTCAATACTAGTGTAACTGTGATCATCTGCTTTAAATACTATACTCATGCTGTCTCAAGATTATTAATTATTTCTTTAGCTAATATAATAGATGGTGTATCATGTGAATCTAGCATCTTTTTTAAATTCTCACACTCTTCAGGATCTAATTTATTCTCAAGTTGAATAATACGTATACTTTGTCTATATACTTTTAACTCCAGTTTTTCAATTAGCATTCCCCACTTAGGTGTAAGATCACCACCATTTGCAAATTTACTTGCTGTACTATTTATATCCATACCGTTACTACCAATATGATTAGATGTATATAAACCTTGTGCTGTTAAATTTCCTAGAGTTGCCATAATTATAATGTATTAAGTTTATCTTCTTCTTCTTCTGTAAGTACTGCATGCCATCTTAAGTCTGGACACTCTGCTGATAATGATCTTAACTTAATAGTAAATGAGCATCCACATAAATTACAACATGGTTGTGTACCTGGTACTACACATGATGTACCTATATCATCTTTTCTCACACATGCATTACACACCTCTCTTCTTTGTGCAGCTACTTCCTCTACAAATTCATCTCTTATTAGGGCATTCTTTATACCCTCCATGATCTGCTTTCTATTCTTCCAAATCTTTCCCAGTTTTCCCATCTGCTTTCTCTTTTAAAAATTTATCCTTTAATTGTTTTTCCTGTTGAAGCACTATTTTAATGTTATTCATCTTTTCAAGTTTAGCTTCTAGATTCTTTTTATCAAAGTAATTACTAAATGTATTAGTAGTTGCTTTATTAACTCTAGCATTATACTTGTTAATTAATCCATCAATAGTTCTTTCTTTAACTACCATTTGCCCTAAACCATCAATGTTTATTTTAGTATGACTTAAATTACTTAATAGTTTTCTTACCTCTTTATAGTAAAATGTCATAAAAGTATCCACTAATGATTCTGATTGGTTTAAATCTTCAGCTACTTGTTTATATAATATGATAGGTTTCTTTGGTATCATTTGCCTAAAAACTTATAATCCAATAATATATCTCCTTCTGTCTGAACCTTTAAACCTGGGTTTAATTTAATCATTTTTTTATCTGCATCATCTTTGATCACTAACATATTTTTCATTGCTTTATTAACTGCATTTCTAACTGTTTGTGGAGATTTAAAAATCATGTGTTCATCTGATGATGCATCATAACAAAAATGAGTTAACTCAATTGGTCCTGTTATGCTCAATAATGTTAAACAGTTTAAGTCAGATTCACTCACTACTATACGGTTAATATAGCAGTGAGATAATATCTGAAACTTTACAATTTCCCATTTAGGCATTACAGCACGTTTCTGTACTTGTATTACTAATGCCATATCTAATTATTTTTGTCCTTGCTCAGGAATGTTTGGGGAATTGTCAATGTCATGATCAGAACCTGTTGGTTGCTCTTGTTGGTTTTGCTCCATCATAGCATACTGATACTGGATTGATGTTCTTTTGAATCTTGCCTCATCAATTTCACACAATGTTTTTTCATACTCTGCTTGTGCTCTTAAATAAGGTAATGACTCAGTGTAGAATCTAAGCATCTGCTCTTTTTTCTCAGCTAATTCTTCTGCTGTTAACTCTACTTCTTGCTCTTGTTGGTTTACATTTTCCATCTTATATATTTTTAAGTTTACACAAATATACTAAATAAGTTTAAACTTTTATTATTTAAACAAAAAAACTCAGACTTATAAGGCCTGAGTTAAATATGTATTATGGAGAGTGTTATCTATTCTTGATAGTAAAGTTTAAAACTGTAAGCATGTAGAAACGTCTATCTATATCCATTTCTATTGTAAAGATATCTATAGCTCCTAGTCTTAATCTTACACAAACCTTATCCCATTGTTTATGTTTTATTGTCCAAGCATTTCTTACTTTCATACTATATCTTTTGATTCAATTAATGTATAAGTAAAATGATTACCGTGTATTTTAGCTGCTTTCTTACAGATCTTCATAAATGCATCAAAGTCTTTAACTCTTTTGAATACTTGACATCCTTCTGACCAGTTCTCTACCCATGTAGAATCTTGTCCAGCTTTGTGTATATTGATACCAAACATTCCTGTATCAGTATTAGCTTCATCATATACTAGATCTTTATTAGAATCTCTGAATACTTTTACAGCACCAAGTCTTTGACATAATGCTTCATATTTACCTTGATGTTTATCAATTGAATAAACTCCTCTATATTGTCCTGGAACTAATCTTGCTACACCTTTTACATTATGATACTGTTGTACTCCTTTCTTACCTGGTTCTGTAGTATTCTTCCACTCATTGAATTGCCATACACCATTCTCATCTCTGTAAGATATAGTAATAGTATCATCAAATAAGTTAGTAACTACTTTACCTGTTGAGGAGTTACGGATACCTACAATGTTTACATCATATCCTTTATCTGCTGTATCTTCAAACCACTTGTATCCTTTGGCCAATACTGCATTTCTAACTTGACTTAAAATCATATTATTGTTTATTAGTGATTATGTCTTCAACATAATGATCTCTCTGTTGTATTAAGTATGACTCTCTTATTGTCATTCTCTCAATCTGATCATTAATTAACTCATTTATTATTAAATCTTTTTTTGCTAATTCAGCTTCAGTCTTTATACGTTGTGTATCATATATCTTATTCTGATAATATAATCCACCAAGCATTAAGACTATTGTAAAAGATTGTTCTTTTAATCTTGATAAAAAAATATCTAACACGCTTGTTGCTAAATTATTTTTAGATTCACTCATATAACTATTTCATAAAAGAAATTAGCTTTACACCA